GGGTGCTGGTCAACATGGATGACGGGCGCGCGTTCGACGGAATCCTGTACGCCCGCCGGGGCCCGTTGCTCATTCTGCGGCAGGCGAAGCTGATCGAGCTTGGCGGCGAGTCGATAGACGTAGAAGGGGAGATCATCGTCGAGCGCCCGCGCGTCTCATTCATTCAAGTGCAACCGTAGGCGAAATGCGGGACTGGCGGGAGCGGGTGAATCATGGCTTTTGTCATTGCAGCCGGACAGGTGACCGCCATTCAAAGCGCTAACCGCTTTCCGTCGTGGGGTTGGCAGCCGTCGCAGTCGGTGACGCTGACGCCGACACTGACATTGACCTATCAGCAGATGTGGCGCATGCAACCACAGTTGCGCACCGTCGTCGGGTTCCTGGCGCGTAACGTCGCGCAGCTCGGCATCGACGTGTACCGGCGGGTGTCGGACACCGACCGGGTCAAGCTGCGGGATCATCCGGTGGCGCGATTGTTGGAACGCCCCTACCCGGACTCCAAGATGACGAAATATTCGCTGCTCAGCGGAATCGTGCACGATATGTGCCTTTACGACGACGCGTACCTGTTGAAGCTGAACATCGACGGGCGCCTCGCGTTGCGCCCCCTGTTCCCGGCCGGGGTCACCCCGCAGGGTTCGACGTGGGACGACGCCGCCACATACGAGATCCGAGGCAGCAAGGGGTCGATGACGGTCAATGCGAATCAGATCGTCCACTTGCACGGCTACAACCCGGAAGACATGCGGCAGGGTTCGTCGCCGATCGAGACGCTGCGGCAGATCCTCGCCGAAGAGTATGCCGCGATGCAGTACCGGGAACAGTTGTGGCGCAACGGTGCCCGGGCGGCAGGCTATCTGAAACGGCCGAAGGACGCGCCGAAGTGGGGGCAGGAAAGCCGGGAACGGTTCGCTGCGGACTGGCGGGCGCAGTACACCGGCGACGGGCCGCAGTCGGGCGGAACGCCCATCCTGGAGGACGGGATGGAATTCGACCCGCACGGCGTGTCGCCGAAAGACGCCCAGTACGTGGAGTCTCGACGGCTCACCCGCGAGGAAGTAGCTGTTGCCTACCATGTGTCCCCGGCCATGGTCGGCATGACCGAGGCGATGAACTTTTCGTCGATGCGGGAATTGCACACCATGTTGTATCAGGACACGTTGGGTCCGATCCTGCAATTCATCGCGCAAGGGTTCGAAAACCAGATCCTGGAGGACGCAGACCCGGAAGGCACCGCCGACGGATCCACCTATATCGAATTCAACTTGGCCGAGAAGTTGCGCGGATCGTTCGAGGAACAGACACGCAGCCTTCAGTCGGCGGTGGGTGCGCCGTGGATGACCCGTAACGAGGCCCGGGCGATGCTGAACCTTTCCGAGGCCGACGGCGCCGACGAACTGATCGTGCCGCTGAACGTCACCGAAGGTGGCCTGGCGTCGCCGAATGACACCGCCCCGGACAACCCCAGCGATCAGGGTAATCCGAAAGCGCGGGCGGTGCTGTGGCGGTTGTATCAGCGCCAATGTGACGAGGTGCTGACCCGGATCGGCGCGGGCATCCCTGAGGTGTTCGACCAGCGGAAATGGAATGCGCAACTGGCGGCCGACCTCGTCCGCGACGGTTACGCCGACGAACAGAAGGCAGCCGAATGGGCGGCGCATATCAACGCGCGCACCGCCGAACACCTGGCCCCGGCCGTCACGGCCACCAACACCAAGGTCGCGGTGCGGCGTGTTTTCGACGACCTAGCGAGGAGTGCATCGTGAAGTTGAAAAGCGCGCCCGTCCAGTTCAAATCGGACGGCGTCGACATCGCAGAGTCGGGCGAGTTTGAGGCCATCGTCAGCGTGTTCAACAACGTCGACAGTTGGGGCGACGTGGTGCGGCCTGGCGCGTTCACGGACACCATCGCCGAATGGAAAGCGTCGAACAACGTGCTGCCGGTGCTCTTCTCCCACCGCATGGATGACCCCACCTACAACATCGGTGAGGTGCTCGACATCGCCGAGATCGGCCCGGATACGGAACTCCCCGACTGGGTGGATCCGCACGTCAAAGACAACGGCGGGCTGTGGGTGAAAGGCCGTGTCGACACCGGCCCGGACGCGTCCCCCGTTGCCGTACACACGCTGCGGCTGATGAAAGCCCGACGTATCGCGCAATTCTCGTACGCCTACGACGAGCTCGAATCCGGGTGGGCGAAGTCCGGCGGGGGCAACGTGTGGGAGTTGCGCAAACTCAAACTGTACGAGGTGTCGCCTACGCAGATAGGCGCCAATGAAATGACCGAACTTCTGGCCGCGAAAGCCAGAGCAGTGAAGGCGGGCCGGACGCTGTCCACCGACGACGAGGACAGCATCCGGCAAGCCGTAGATCTTCTGTCGGGAGTCTTGGACTCCCTTGACAGCGGCGCCGACGACAGTGGAAAAGCGAAAGGTGAGGAGCCTTCACAGGCCAAGCCGATGAGCGTTTCGCCCGAGTCGAGCCGCGCGCTCTGCAAGGAATTCCGTGCGGAGCTATCGGCTGAATAGACGAAGGGGAACACCATCATGCGTGAAAGCACGCGTAAAGCCATTGAAGCGGAAGTCAAAAAGGCCGAGGCCATTATCAGCCTCGCCGAAAGCGAGGACCGGGACTTCACCGCCGAGGAACGCGGCAAGGTCACCGCCCACGTCGAGAAGGCGAAAGAGATTCAGGAACGCTCTGCGGCTGCCGCCGCCGCACTGAAAGGGCTTACCGATCTGGGTGATCTCATCCCCCCCGCTGACGGCGCCGGTAACCCGGGTGCCCGGCGCGAGGATCCGCCGTCCGGTTACCGGGAGACGAAGCGGGAGACCGTCGGCAAGGCATTCGTGAACAGTGCCGAATACAAGGCCATGCTGGCGTCCACCCCGAACGGGCGATTCGCCGATCAGGGCCGGGTCCAGTCGCAGCCGTTCGGGGTCAAGACGTTGATCACCGGCCTGGCCGATGACAGCGCCGGGTCTCTCATCTCACCGGATTCGGTGCCGCTACCGGCGGAACCGTTCAATCAGCGACCGATGACGATCCGGCAACTGTTCTCACAGGGGCAGACCGGTAGCGATGCCATCGAGTACGTGCAGATTCTGTCTCAGACGAACAACGCCGCGCCGGTCGCTGAGGCCACTTCGGCGGGGAAGGTGGGCGACGGTACCGGCGGGACTGTTCTGCCCGCAGCCGGTGGCGTCAAGCCCGAATCTGCGTTCACCATGGTTAAGCAATCGACGACGGTCAAGACGATCGCGCATTGGATTCCGGCGACAAAGCGGGCACTGTCCGATGCCGCACAGGTGCGCACCCTGATCGACACATTTCTCCGCTATGGGCTCGAGGAGGAATTCGAGGATCAGGTCATTTCGGGTAATGGCACTGGTGAGAACTTTCTCGGACTGAACGGCGTTTCCGGTGTGCAGACACAGGCGGCACCGGTGGGCGCTTCCGGTGAGGATGTTTTCACGGTCACCCGGCGCGCCCGTCGTAAGGTCCGCATCGGTGGCCGCGCCATTCCTACCGCGTTCGTGATGAACCCCATCGACTGGGAAAACATCGAGCTGATGCGCGACACCAATAAGCAGTTTTACGGTGCCGGTCCGTTCGCGCTGACGCCGCCCACCCTGTGGGCTTTGCCGGTTATCGAGTCGGAAGCTATCGCCGTGGGTACGGCCTGGTGTGCCGACTGGAGAATGGGCATGATCTGGGACCGGGAACAGGCGACAATCCAGGCGACAGATTCTCACTCCGATTTCTTCATTCGCAATTTGGTCGCAATTCTCGCCGAGATGCGCGCCGCGTTTGGCGTATTGAAGCCGCCCGCTTTCGTCAAGATCGCGCTGGTCTGATAGGCGCGCCAGACATCGAGCAGGAACGGCCCCCGTACCTGCATGCGGGGGCCGTTCCATCTACCGAAAGGAAACGAACCGATGCCAGCCGAATTGAGCGAATACGAGATCGAGGATAAGAACGGCATTGTCACCACTGTGCAACTCACCGACGAGGACGCCAAGAAGCGGTTCCCGAACGCGCGCAAAGTCGGCCGCGCGGGCGGCGGTACCGCTGCGGCGCAGACGTCGGCGCCCAAGTCCGACGAGTCGGCGCCCAGCCCGGGCGTCCACCAGCAGCACACCGACGTGAAGAACCGGGCACGCCGCTAGACAACCGAGGCGGCCGGGCGGGAAGGCGGTGCGGCAGTGAGTGACAACGTGGAAATCGGCGCCCAGTCCGGCGGTGCTCTCATCGCCGCCGACGACATCGGCAACGGCGTGAAAGTGCAGCGGGTGAAGATCGGCTACGGCGCCGATGGTGCGTTCACCGACGTCGCCACCGGCACCCCGCTGCCCGCGTTCGTGCTGTCCGGGGTCGGCGTCGGATCGGAGAGGGTCACCGTCGCCGTGCCCGGCGCTGCCGTGCCCCTGCCCGCCCAGCCGCAAATCTGTGGGCTCACCGTGCGGGCCAGGCTGGCCAACGTTGGCACCGTCTACGTCGGCGGGCCGGACGTCACCGCCGCCAACGGTTTTGAGCTCGCCCCCGGCGAGGCACTCAGCGTCGACGTCGCCGACAGTGCCGCCGTCTACGTCGACGCTGACACCGCCGGTGACGGGGTGTGCCTGTTGTGGGTGAGCGCATGAGAACCTCGATGGTGGTGCGCGGCACCCCGGGCCAGCCGGGCCAGCCGGGCGCGCCGGGAGCGAAAGGCGACAAGGGCGACCCGGGCGCGGCATCCACCGTCCCCGGACCGCAGGGCGCCCAGGGGCCAGCAGGGCCAGCAGGGCAGGCGGGGGCTGACTCCACCGTTGCCGGACCGCAGGGCCCGGCAGGACCGCAGGGACCGGCGGGCGCTGCCGGAGCCCAGGGTTCCGCCGGGCAGGCCGGGCAGGCAGGACCTCAGGGGCCCGCCGGGCCACAAGGGCCCGCCGGTGGCGCCGCCACCCGGATCACGGCCAGCGCCACCGTGACAGCCGTTCCGGCCGGTGCGGCGAAACGCGCCACGATCACCCTCGCGCCCGCCTACCTGCTCGTGGGAATCCAGACGTCGACACCGGCCCGGGTCCGGCTGTACAGCACCGACGCGGGCGCTGCCGCTGACCTGACGCGGCCGATCACCCAAGACCCGGCCGCCGACAACCGACTCGTGCTCGAATACGCCACCGTCGCGGGCGCCCTGACGGCGCCGATCACCCCGGGCGTCAGTGGCGCGCAGACCCCGCCGTCGACGTCGGTGCCGCTGACCGTCGACAACCCGTCCGGCGCGCCCACCGATGTCACGGTGACGTTGACCTACCTACCGTTGGAGGCGTGACATGTCGCGCGGATACGGCACGTACACCTCTGCCAACGGTTCCGGCGCCGTTTACAAGGCGTACTACCAAACCATTTCGACAGCCATCGCCGCAGCGTTGGGTTCACGAACTGCCGACACCGGACAGGTGGACTGGGCTGCCGTGTCCACCGAACCTATCGGCACCGTCCGCGACTATGAGATTTTCCCGCTGGGCGCGGCGATTCAAGGTTCGGCGCCACTGTTCATCCGTGTCGATTACAAGGGCGGCACCGCCGGCAACACTCACGGCGTGTTCATCAGTACCGGCACCGGCACTGACGGCGCGGGGAACCTGACCGGTGTCACCACCCCCGCCACCGTGCCCGCCAGCTACGGCGGCATCAATGTCGGGACACGCGCCGTGTACGCGTCCAGCGATCGGGATTCCTATTTCACGCTCATGTATGACACCGACGTGGCGGGCGCATCCAACACCGGCGCCCTCGCCACTGTCGCGGCGGTGGTGGAGCGGACAAGAACCCTCGCCGGGGACGCGAACGGCGACGGGTGGGTAGTGCACTCTTGGCGGTATTCGAGCCTCACCGCCACCATGTACAACGGGGGATGGTCGCGCACGTTCGCCGGACCGTCACAACCTGCGGCGCAAGAATTCACCATCCCCTACCTGCTACCGAATCCGACCATTCTGAACACG